GGCCGGGACGGTGGCGTCGGGGCTGGCCTCGGACGCCGCCGCCACAACGTTTGTCGGCTCCGATGGCTCCCTGATCGACGTGGGCGATACGCTCCTGATCGGGACCGAGCAACTGTTCGTCTCCGGGCGCACCAACGCGGCGCTGGGGAGCATTCTGGTCAACGATGCTGCGATAACGGCGGACGCCGCGGACGTGTCGATCACGGTGGACGGTTCGCACGGGATCGTCGCCGGCGAAGTCATCATGCTGGATTCGGAGCGGATGTACGTCTCCGCCGTCTCCACCAACGTCCTGACGGTGATGCGGTCCCATGACGGGTCTGTCCTGGCGGCGCACAGCGATGACACCGCCGTCCACGTCTTCAGGACGCTCACCGTAGTCCGTGGCGTGAACGGGACTACAGCAGCCGTCCACGCCAACAGCGCAGCGATTGCGAAGTACGCACCCCCGGCGGACGTGTCCAACCTCTGCAAGGCGCTAGCAATCGCCTACTACGAGGCGGAGAAGGGGGCCTGGACGGGCGCCATCGGGACAGGCGAGTCGATGATCGAGACGCGGCACAAGACGCTGAACGACCTGCGAGAGCGGGTCAAGAAGGCTTACGGCCGCCGCCTTGTGGGGGCTGCGTAATGCCCTCTATCAACGTTCGGATCAGCGGCCCCTTCTTCGGCGGGAGTATGCCCGGCCATATCCGCAGCGCTCTCAGCCTGAGCATCGGCGACGTCGTTGCGGAAGGGGAGCGGAGCGTCAAGCTCCAGCTCTACCCTGGCCACGGCCTGCGTACCGGCCACTACCGGCGCTCCGTTCACGGCGAGATGCAGAACAGTATGCACGGGCGTATCCACGACTCGGGTGTCATCTACGGCCCCTGGCTGGAGGGCGTGGGTAGCCGCAACCAGACGACGCGCTTCAAGGGCTACCAAATGTTCCGGCAGGCGAAGGGCGAGCTGGGGCGGAAGGTGCCGGGCATCGTTAACCGGCGTGTCGCGCAGGCAATCGGGAGGCTGAACTAATGGCCTTCGACCCCAGCCCCATTTTCGATGCTCTGCTCTCGAAGTTGCTGGCGTCAGGCTTCGTGTACGGACAGATCAGCGAGTCGAAGAAGCCGCCGGAGGATCGGACGGTCGCCGTCCTGTTCGGCGGTGCCGGCGTCACTCAGGTCCACGGCACTACCGGCTCCGGCCAGGTCGACTTCATCCTGCGCTTCATGTACAACGCCTTCGCTGAACCGGCGGCAGGGGTTGAGAAGGACATCGCTAAGGCCGTGCTGGAGATCATGGACGATCTCGCCGGCAACTTCAACTTCGGCATCGACTCAGTGCGGAACGTGATCCCGCTGACCAATGAGGCGACGGCGGGCTACGTCGAGCTAGGGGGCGTCATGTACCGCATCGCCGACCTGAAGGTCGAGGTGCTGGTGAACGACATCGTGAACTTCGATTCGGCGGAGACGGTCGCCGTCGCCTACGACCCCGCCTGTACGCTCACGGCCGGCATAGTAGGCAGCGCATATACGACGTTCTACACCTCCACTGGCGACCCGATCGCCAACTTCGACATTATCCAGGTCGACAATGAGCTGATCGTCATTGCGCTCGTCGTCCCTGCCTCCAACGCGCTCGTGTTGGGCCGGGGCTACGGTGGCACGACGGTGGCCAGCCACGACGCCGGTGCGGCGATTCTGAAATGGGGGACTCTATAAGATGCCAACCAAACCGACCAACCTAGCGGGCCAGTACCGCGCGCTGACAGACCTGAGCCTCCGGCAGTCGCCGGATAAGAAGAGCCCGAAGTACGAGCAGTGGCACGAGTGGCCAGCGGGGACGGTGTTCGAGCCGCCGAAGCACATGAACATCCCGAAGGCGCTGGAGCGCGGCATCATCGAGCCCGCAGATGGGGTGCCGCCAGTTGCTGAACCCCTAGTCGAAGAGGCGGTAGCGCCGCCAGAGGAGGTGTAAAATCTCCAAATCGAATGGCCTCGGAGCGAATCTCTACGTGGCGGGGTACGACCTGTCGAACGACATCGGCCAGATCGACGCGCTGGAGAACGGGCGTGGCCTGCTGGGCATGACTGGCCTCGACAAGAGCGGCCACGAACGGATTCAGGGGCTTCAGACGGGTCGGATCGCCTTCACCGGCTTCTTCAACGATGCCGCTCTTCAGGAACATGTCGCGCTGAAGCTCATCCCCACGGCGGACGTGATCGGGACGGTGTTCAAGACGGCGGCGCTTCAGGCGGTCGCTTGTAGCCTGACGGGCAAGCGGACGAGCTACCCCGTCACCCGCGCCGCGGATGGTGCGATGGGCACGGGGACCGAGATCCTCAGCAACAGCGACCAGCTCAACTATGGGCTGGCGCTGACGGCGGGGAAGCGCACCGACACCGGAGCCACTAACGGCGTGGGCGTGGACTTCGGCGTAGGGTCGACCACGTTCGGGATGGTGGCCTATCTCCACATCTTTTCATTCACCGGCACGAGCATCACGGTCACTATCCAGGAGTCCAGCGATGACGCCGTTGGCGACCCTTACGCCGCTGTGACGGGTGGCGCCTTCACCGCAGCGACGGCTCTCGGTGCTGAGCGGATTGAGACGAGCCTGACGCAGACGGTGGAGCGCTACCTGCGCGCCGTCACGACGGGCACGTTCAACCCCTGCACCTTCGCCGTAATGGCGAAAAGGTATAGCTCCGCGGGTGCCGAAAAGTGATCCAGCCCCACCGCCAGCACTACAGCGCCACGGCAATGGAGGGCTTCGACGCCCACGGTCGGGCTGTCCTCGGTGACTGGTGGCAGAAGGCGACGTGTAGGGACGTGGACTGCCCGCACTACCTCATGGGCTGGAAGACGATGCTCGATGAGACCGACGAGCGGATGAAGGATGGCGCCGACTGGATACGCTTCAGGTCGGGCCTCGCGTTCACGGAGAGTCACGATGTCGAGGGTCTCACGGTGTTCGTGTTCCCGCCCGGCCAGCGCTGCTTCCGTGAGCACATGGAGCCGACTGGCAAGCCGGGCAAGCTCTCGAAGCGGACGACGGATGGGGTGTACCAGTTCACGCGACCACAGGACTTTAACGAGTCGATGAACGAGGAAGCAGATCAGGCGCGACGCGTCCTGGAGCGGGGATGACGATTAGCAGCTTGTTCTTGGAGTGTCGCCCACCGGCAGTTTTCGGGCCTGTAATCTCCGTCGCCATCGATGCGGTCAAGCGTCATGTCTTCTGGCCGTTCGCCCATATCGGCCAAGAAGTTGAGGAAACCGCCGCCTTTACGTGGATTCCAGCGATCACAGACCGCAATGCCACGCCCTCCATAGCGGGGATAGGATGCGTCGCGGGGGTCTCTGCACCGCCAGAGCATAGAAATCCAGGTCCTGTAAGTCGGTGTCCTGGACATGCCGTGAGGCTTAATGCCAGCGATGTTGTTCTGGTCAGCGCGCTTGGCTCGGATTCTGGCCTTAACCTCCTCAGAGTGGCTATAGCCCGGCGCGCGGGCACCGCTGATATTGTGCCCGTTGATGAAGCGGCGGGGGTATCCCTTGATCGTGCCTTGAGCCCGATCAGTCTTCGAGGCTACGGGGGCCGGATGTCCACATCCACACTCGCACAAGGTGGTGCCGGGATGTGGGGGGCGCTCAACGATACGCCGCGCTCTATAGGCGGCTTCCCGCGCCAGGGATATATGCCCAGACAGCACCACGGGGCGTCGTGTCCGGTTGTCATGAGGCCACTCGATGAAGCCTCCGCAACCGCAGGCACATTTAATTTGTTCGATATGGCCTGTCAAATAGTAAGGCGGGCGATAACGAAAAGCATTTGGGATCGGCTGTTCGCAGCCGCATTCACAGTTCACCCCGTCAGTATAACGGGTTAGGGAAGGAGTATCAACGTTGACTAAAGAATCGGGTCGATAGGCCCCTCATAGCGGCGACGCTATGAGCAAACCCTGAATATCGGCGAACGCTGAGATGCCAACGCCGAGGCACAGTCCGCAAGGAAAGGCCGTAGAGACTACCAAGGGGCGACTCACTGAGTCGATGGCATAGTCCGAGCTGCATCGAAATGAAGATGCAGAGGGCGGCAGAAATGACCGCCCCGCCGGTGAGAGCCGGAGGTAACAGACCTGCTCGGCATGACCCTGGGGGTCGATGTGGCGGCGGCGGGCGCGCTAAAGCAGCTGGAGAACGACATCACGAACGTGACGTTCGACATCCCGCGCGGGATTCAGGACACCACGGGGCTGGATAAGTCGGGCCATGAGCGGCTGCACCTGCTGGCGGACTACTCCGTCGCCATCAATGGCATCTTCAACGACGGGACCGACAAGAGCCACGACGTGTTCAAGTCCATCGCCGGCGTCAGGACCGTCACCATCATCCACAGCGGGCAAACGCTCACGGGGGAGTGCCTGGCGGACGGGTACAACCTGACCCGCGCCGCTGGCGGTGAGCTGACCTACGCCACGACCATGCAGAACGCGGATGGCGCCGTAGCAGCGTGGGGTTAGGCGATCTGTAGGCCGGTCTGCTCATCGAAACTGGGCTGTGGGATGGACGGCATGAGAGCGACGGCAACAACGGCAAGGACGCCGTACAGAACGGCTAACCACGCCCAATTGCTGAAGCGCCGCCCTTTCGCTTGGGCAATGCTGCCCGCTGCCCATATGAACAACGCCCAGAGACCGAATGACCAACCGAGCACGCTCA